TTTGAGCAGTCATTTCGGCTTAAACGCGACAGGTCTCCAGTCACTCGGCAATAGTCCGGGACGCGGAATAGTGTCGACTATTTATCATGATAAATAGGCGTCACAGCCATTCAACGTTGCTTCATGCTCTCGGAGTCGATCTCAAGGTGCAGCAGGAACTCTTGCGACATGCAGATGTTCGAACCACTATGAACATCTACACCCAGGCTGTTCCTAGTGCTCTTCGAGAGGCGAACAGCAAAGTCGTTCGCTTGGTGCTTCCTGCGCAAGTCGCCTAGCGTTAATGGCCCCTTATGGCCCCTCGAAAAGTCACAAGCTGTTATTTATGAAGGAGATGTTGGTAGGGGCGGTGGGGATCGAAACTACAATCTACTCAACTAAGTCCTGTAGATTGACGGCGTTGCAACCCCACTCCACATGTTAATCATTACGTTATCTTACGTTGGCTAGGAGTTGCGGCTAGCTCGTGCCTGTGCGGCTGTGATTTGATTCATTAGCTGGCCCTGGTTCCGTTTGAAGCTGTCGTGGTCCGTGACCCCATTGAAAGTCACGTGTGCATGGTAATGCGTGTCGCCGCCAATTTTGCTGCCGTTCGGGTGAACAGTGCCACTCCTACGCGGGGTTATCAGCTCAGGACCTTTCTCACCCGCAATAAAACTGTGACCAGCGTCAAAGTCACCACCCTCTGCAAAACCCGGTAGGAATGAGAGCAAGCTCAACGGGTTGAACCCTCCTGCTACCGCAGGTAGTGCCCCACCAACGCTGCCACCTGTGAAGCCGCTAAGGCTCTTGGACAGCGACGTGTCAGCGTTCGTGACAAACAGGGCATTCATCGCACTGCTACCGTCGCGTGCTCCTCCAAGTCCAAATGCGCCCAGTGCAGCCGACTCACCTTTCTTAAGCACTGTCGATGTCATGTTTTCCATGAATGAGCTGCCGAGCTTTTCAAGGTTCAAGCCCTTCCCTGTTACCGCAAACTTGGCAATCTGTTCATTTAGGCCGTTGAGTGCTCCACCGATGTCAGCCGTCAAGCTGCGAGCAAAGTCACGCCCACTGTTCTCAACGTCATTGAACATGTCGTTGAAAGCGTCTTCCATCGTGCTTGCGCCGGTATTCTTGCGAAGCTCTTTTAGCTGGCCCTGGAGCTGGGTTTCAAGCTGTATGCGCACGGTGTCAAATTGCTGCTGGCTGATCGCCTGGTTTTTCAGCAAGTCTTGGAAGTGTTTAAGTTGGTCATTGTAGGAATCCGTAATGCTGTCAGCCGTCTGTGCCTGCTTCCCTTTCCAATCGTCGTAGAAGTCCGTCAGCGCGCCCTTGGCCGTACCGAACGATGAAGTCAGCGCCGTAGAAAGTGCTTGTCCCGCATCACCACCAGTCGGCCCAACGTTTTCAAACTCCCGAGGAGCTTGAATGCCCGGTTGAGGACCGAACAGGCCGGACGTGTCAGGTTGCTTCTTAGGTGTCGGCGCGGCATATGGATGAGGCATGTTCGCCAGGGACTTTTCAAAGGCCGCGTGGCTAGCAGCTCGTCGTGTTGCTTCGTCTGCTGCTAGTCTTTCAGCGGCAGCGGCGGCTTGGAGCAAAGGAAGCTGCTGCTGCAAAGAATTAAGTGTTCGCTCGTTTTGTTCCGTGTCACCCTGTGCGATTGCAACTTTGGCATCCGCAATTGCCGTCAGCTGTTGTTCTAACTTCAACTGAGCTTCGCCACCAGCGTTCTTTGCGTGCCATTCGGCCAGGGTGTCGGCCAACCTTTTTGCTGAATCATTCTTGTGAAGGTCGTCCAACTTTGAAAACATGTCACTTGGCTTGTCGGAAGCTCCGGCAACTTGTGGTTTGAAGTCTCTTGCGAATTGACCTGACTGCGTAATCAAATGCCAAGCAGTAGCCAGAAAGCCTGACTTCTCAATTGTGTCGGCCATCTCTTTGTTGAGATTGGCCATGGACGTTTTGATGTCGGCTATACCACCCGAGGCAGCGGAGTTCGCAGCAACGGTGAGGCGATCCCAGGACTGAGACAACTTTACGTTCGCGTCTTCAAGTTTGTGTGTGGCGTCAACTGCTTCCGTTCCAATCTTCGGACCGTATGCGGTAGCGACATCATTGAACTCTTTGAGTCCGTCCCTGCCCTTGTTCAAGAGCGGAATCAGGTTCAATCCTTCACGGCCAAAGAGTGCCACAGCATCAGCGGCTTTCTGTGCGCCGTTCGGCATCTTTTCAAATGCGTCGGCGACTTCAAGCATGGCTTCATTTGTATCGTGGCTGGTAACGCCGAGCTGACGCAAAACAGTTCCGGCAAGGGAAGCTCCCTTCCCTGTTCCAGTCAAAGCCTGCGAAAACTTCCGCGTGGCCATAACCATGTTGTCGAGGGACAAGCCTACCGTTGAACCGGCCGCTTGCAAACCCTGAAGATTTTGGATTGAGATGCCAGTCTTTTCACTGGCCATGTCTAGGGCGTGAACAACCTCCGCACCCTTCATAGCCATTTCAACCAAGCCAGCTCCTGCAGCTACTGCGGCTCCACCGAGCGCGGTAATACCGATCACCGCAATGCCAGCACTCCCGCCAAGACTTCCCATCTCACCGGCTACTTTAGAGATCGTTTGACCAACGCCGGAAAGTGCTTCGCCAAGGACGTTGCCAACTTCGCCGAACTGTCCAAGTACAGTTCCAATTTCGTCGCCGAGTCCTTTGAAAGACGCGCCAATTTGCTGTGCTGCCTGCTTAGACTTGTACGTTGCTTTGTCCAAGCCTTCAACAAAGCCAGCGGAATTTATTCCAAGCTCAATTAGCAAACTTCCGAGACTGTTACTCATGGTAAACCTTCCCTACACTGTTACGTGAGTTTGAGCTGCTCTTTCAACTTAGCGATGATGTGGTTCCGCGCTGCCTCACGTGACTTCTCCCAAGCCTTCGTGAGCCACGGATGCGCTCCCATCTTCGATGTTCCATACTCTAAGAACCGGCCAACCATCGCGGCTGTAACCTTGGTGGCCATGAACGTGATCTTTTTACCCGCGCGACTGATGAAGGAAACCTGATGTGGCTTTTGGCCGCGGTTCGGGTACGCCGCAGTGCTCGGACCGATGAACGCCGTTCCAATCGTCGGTGCAGACATCCTTACCTTAATGTTGATGTTCTTCTTGAGGAAGCCACTGTTCTCACCACCCTCCTCGACCGGCGCTTCCTCCTGTGCTGCATTCTTGACATCGCTGGCTCCGGCATTCAACGCAATGCGAACGGCCAGACGAGCTTCCTTACCCTTTTCCTCAAGAGCTTTTTGTAACTGGTCAAGGCCTTTGATTTCACACCAAACTGGGTTGGACATCACCATTCCTTTGCCGTGTGTACGGTCCTTCACAGAACTGGCTTGAATTCTTCCTGCTCGGTTCAATCAATCCGTATCTCTTCAACCAAACGTGTATTGAGCAGTGGCTCTTTCCAAAGTTTTCACCTAACTCGCGGAGGGTAACGCCTGAGTTGTACAGAGCCGCAATGAACAGTAGCTCCGGCCAAGGATCATCCGCTGCAACACCGTTCTTGTACCGCTGAATTCTCTTGTTACGTTTCCGCTCATCCTCTGGCTTGACACTCCAATGATCTTCCGAACACAACTCCGGGAACAGCCGTCGTGCAATCAGGTTCGCACGGTGAAGTGCCTGCCGTACTGCTCCTGGCGTCATGCCAAGATCTTCAGCTACGTCATGGGAGTGTTGTCTTTGCCGGTAGCATCGATAAATGATTACCGTGAGCCGTGTTGCATACCCGCGTTCCGTTGACTGGATGTGGTTGGCAATGCTTCGCTTTGCATGATCAACCTTTGTGCGGCTTGCACTGATCTCAAGGTTGTCTCTGATCTCCGCCGCTATCTTCTCCAGTTCTCGTACCGACATGCCTGGCCGGGCATACGATGAGTGGGTAGTCCGCGATTGTGCTGCATACCGCCAAAGTGATTCGTACACGACAAGCCGAATTTTTCTGTCGTCGTTTGACCACTTCGGTAGCCAGCGTTCACTGCGGCCGGTGCGCACAATGGTGTGCATCGCACCATTTTTCCAGTCATTGCGGTCTACGTGTTTCAGTAGGCGTCTTACGCCGTGGGCTTCAAGCGTCGGCATCTGGCAAATATTGCAGTAACTTCGGGTTCCAGTTACGTGCAGTCTCCCGTTCGTCTAGGTTTGGTGAACACAGCCCGCAGTACCTAGCCTTGTCGGCTCTTACCTCCTCGGGTGAAGCTTCATAAACCCCGTGGCTACACTTCTCGATCACACTGCCGTGAATGTGCATTTGTCTCCTAAGACACTTTGTAGACTGCACTCAGCCCATCGCTCATCACGAGGTGGCCGTTGCCGTCGTTTGGAATTGTTGCGACTACCGCGCCAGTTCCAACTTTCACAAGCAAGCTGTAGGCGGACGGTGAGCCGACCGTGTTGTTAACGATGATGTACGGCTTTGAGTTCTCTGGAAGGATGATGTGGCGGTTCGTAGACAGCGTGCCCTCGAACACAAACATCATCGTGGTCAACGCCAGGGATTGCGACGGCGTGTAATCAGTGTCCGTCATCAGGACGTAGTCCGTCCCGCACAGTGCCTCGTCTAGATCCACGAGTGCCGTGTTCAGCGTAACTTCCTTGTTGTTCTGGCTGGCTGCCATCAGCGAGATCAAAAGATTAGGTGTGGTGCTCATCCGTTTGGTCCTACCTTATCGTCGCGTCGCTGGCATTTATCCGAACAAAAAGCTCCCTGGTTACTGTGCACCTTTCTGCAACGTTGATACGCACAGTGCTTCTGCCGCTCTGTGGCCAGACGCGGAGCCTTCCCTTCCTTCACCGGAGTTGCTTCGTTGTTATCCATAAAATGGTCGACGCGGTAGTGAGGAGGCAGCTATGTTCTGCTGGCGTCCTACCGCGTCCATGACGACGCCCGTCAAAGCAAAGTACCGTGTTACGCATCTATTATTCAGGTGCGTAGGAAAGCTGAACTGGGTTTTCGTCGTAGCTACTGCCGTCCCAAGTCACTGCCGTCGCAAAGTTCCCGTTCGGCGTAAAGTTCACGACCGCTCCGCGTGGAATGTTGCCCGTGTTCGTAAAGTAGTAGAACTGGCTCGTGTTGCCATAAGTTTGGATAATGTTGTTTTGCGAGCTACTGTTCTTTGAGCTGATGACCCAACCGAGCATGATTTCTTCTCCAATCAAATGAAAAGGGCTTGGAGTTGAATCCAAGCCCTCGTCGGTTGAATTGTTTGAACGTCTTAGCTGTGTTGCTGCAAAACTGCGACCGGATGCGTACCCGCGTCCAGCAAATTGCTGTCCACGCGCATGAAGCCGAGGAAGCCGACCTGCCCGAATTCCGCGTAGCGTTCACGCAGAACAAGGACGCTGAAGTCGCGAACACGCCGAACCAACATCTTGCTCATGTCGCCGAACGCAACGGTCACGTTCGATGCAGCAATTTGCGGCATGCTTTGGTTGATTATGTACTCGTAGCCTAGAATACGGTCGGGCACTCCGGATGCAACGCCGGGAACCCACAACGGTCGGCCGTACTTGTCGATGATGCGCTGGATTGCAGACAGAGTGTTGTCGTGGAACATGAACTTCGCACCACGGCGGTAAGAAGGATCAACAGCGTGCTCGAGGTTTACGAGGTCGCTGTAGCCAACGCTGTTCGCGCCAGTCTGTGCTCCGCCAGTGGTCTCCGAAGAGCCAGCAGCGATGATTGGGGTTCCGCCGCCAGTGGCAACGGCAGTCAGTAAGCCGGTAGGCTCGCCGCTGGTAACGCCTTCACCTTGGGTGAACATGTACTCAAACGTGCGGCCGAAACGACGACCGAAGTTACCGGCCAGCCAAGACTCCAAAGGAAATGCGCTGTCTTGAATCAGTTCGATCGACGCCTTCACAAGTCCGGAAGAGAACTTGTACGCGCCGAAGTTGATGTGACCTGCGCTGACATCTTCCTCGGTGGTGATCCCGGCTTCGGTGACAAGTTGTGCCTGCGAAGTCGTGTCGTTTGACGTCGGGTAAGGCAGCACTTGGCCGGTGGCCGTGTCCATAACCGTGAAGTTGCCGCCGTCAAGCAACGGAGCGTAATACTTGGTCGCCGTCTCAACGTCGTACACGAAACCGGCAGGCACGAAATATCCCAAACTCGAAAAACTTCCAAGTTGGTTGATTACGTTGCCTTCGGAAACGTCGCGGCTCTCTTTGCGTGTGCGTGAGGAGAGAATTTCTCGGTCCTCGGGGCGCATGCGGTTTTCACCGTTGCGAAGGTATGACATGAACGCACGTCGGAATTCGATGTCCTTGTCGAGTTCAGTGCCCTGTCCAATAACGGACTGGCCACGGGATTCGAGCTTGTCGATTTCCGTCTTGGCGTCGTTGATGGCCGTGATGATCTTCTTGGCCTTTTCACGACTCTCGGGCGTATCTGCCCCGAGCAATACTTGAGTTAGTTCTGCGTGATCGCGAGCGCGTTGCTCGCGCAGTTCTTTGAGCTTCGACATATGATGCAACACCTCTTTTGAATTTCAGGTGTTGGCATCCGGAGAAGGCAGCAACTGCGGCTGTCTGTGATCGAGAACCTGATTTGTACGTTGTGCGCGAGCACAAACGTTTTTACGGCTTGATAGCCGCAAACTCTTTTAATAGCTCCCAACCTTCGGGGTCCTGCTTCTCAGCAGGTACGGTACGTCCTTCACGCGCCGCTTGAATCTTGGCGCGTAGCTCGGCCGGGCACGACTTCGGAATTGACCGCTGCTCGAAATTACTGAATTCAACTTCCATTTGTTTCACCTCATCCTAAAACGATCATCAGTGCTATTTGCTGCGCTGCGGTAAGTCCTTGCGAACCTCCGCCTACAACCACCATTCCCGTGCCGGTTCCAACAAACAGTTGGTTCGTGTCGGTACAGAAGAACAATTCACCAGCAGCACCGACTGAAGGAAGATTTGCCTTAAGTCCACGCGCGACTTGAACCTCACCCTGAATCGTCAGCGACATTAGAACCCTCCTCCGTCAAGCACAATCGGCTGTTGCTCTTGCATCGCTATGACAACAATGTCCGCTGGCGTAGTCGTGTCTATGAACATAAACCTTATGTCTACATGCGACGCAAAAACAGTTCCTTGCAGATCAGCGTCAACGGTATCGTCTTCCATCTCAAGCCAACTGCCTTGGACTTCCGTACCCTCCGACAATGTGACGAGCAATCCGAGCAAGTTGTTCTTCACCGCGGCAGCCAGAATCTTGGCAGCACCATACGACCAGCCGTAGCAAGAAAATCGCAATCTTGCCTCACCTAAACGATTCACCCCGTCAAAGCTGCTAACGTTGTTCGCACCTACCTGTGTGTAAACCACAAACGGCAGAGAGCTTTCCTTCGGCGCAAGTGCTGGATAAACACCCGCGTCCAAAGCCAGGATTGCGCTATCAGCCACAAGGCGAGCGTAGATACCTTGGACAAGCACTACTTCACCTTGACCGATGTTGCGCTGTAGGCTCCGGCGCGGCAGACAGTCACGTCATAGAGCCTTGCAACTGAATTCACTGTTCGCCGAACATACCCATCGCGCTCGTCCCATGCATCTGCGTCGTCGTCGTCCGGATCGAGTGAAAACTTGAACGAGCACTCGGTGATATCCCTACGCTGAATCATTTCAGTCATGTCCCGGCCAAGACTTGTGTTTGGCATCGAGCAACGAAACTTCAAACCCATCTCGTCTTGTTCTACGGTGCAAGTACCGGAAGCAGTTCGGCCAAGCAGCTTATCGGGGTCATGCGCCACAACACAGAGGATGTCCGGGCTTTCCGAAAGAGCACGTGTGAACGCTCCGGGTTTGATTTGCTCACGGAACCCGCCGAGGTCGTGGCTCAGTGAATTAAAAACACTGGCATAGCCTTCGATCGACTTTCCGTCGGCTGCCATGCGGACTTCAACTTTGAGTTCCATGTCTATGCCCCTTGCTGCTTGCTGTCGTTGATCTCGACACACAGCAGAATCAATTTCTTGGTCAACTCGTTCGGGTTCAAAACTGCTTCAATCTGGAACGTCCGCGCGCCGAACAAAACCTGGCAATTGGCCACTACTCCGGCCATATACCGAATGCTGATCTGGTGTGTCGCAATGCTCGAAAAGCTCTGCGCTGCGACGGCATCCCTTCCGGTCATCGCTGTGACCGAAGCCCAAACTGTTCCCAGTACAGCGCCGCCACCAGGCGTTGTTCCGCCAAACGAATCAGCCGATGTCCCAGGCTTGACAATCGTTATTTGCTGGCGCAATTCACCAGAACGTATGCCCGCTTTGTTGTACGAAGCCATTTATCCTCGGGTTGGACTTTCATCCATAACCTTCTGGCTGTACAAAAGACTCTTGATAAACTCAGGCATCTCCGCGCCAACTTCACCGCGGTTTTCATACATGTGTGCGGTCATCATTAGGATGGCCACGTACAACGCATTCGGTATGTCACCGTTGCTGCTAGGATTCGTGTTGTACCCGGCGACAAACGTCATCTTCACCGCGTTCGGTACGTAAGCTGTCGGCGGCCAAGTCAGCCCAGGGTTTGGAAAGATGCGCGCCGGTTCACTTGCCGTGTCTACGGTGTACGTGCCCGGATCAAGTGTCTGTACATTTCCATTCGCGTCGATGTAGACGATAGACAGCACGTCAATCGCTGGCGGCGCAAACAGTTTGATCATCTGGCTGTAGTTCCACATCGCAGTTGAGTACAACGGCAGCGAGTAGTACGCCGGAGGATATGCAAGCTGGCTGGTTGAGCCGTCAACATAGCTTGGGAAGCAATCCAAGCTCTGTTCATAAGTCTTCGTCGCAACGCTGCGGCCCGTGTATGCCTCTACCGCTTCACGCGCGGCGCTAATCAAAATCGGGATGAGTAAATCATCCTGGCTTGTGGTGACACGCAAAAAGTTCTTGGCCGTGATCAGGTCAACAGGTTCGGCGATTGGCTGGTTGAGAATGACTAGGTTCATTTCGCCTCGCCTTCTGGCTCAGGAGCCGGTTTGTTACCGTTTGGATCAGGAGCAGGCAAACTCGCGTCGCTGTAATTCACTCCGCGCCAATACATTTGCCCCGCGAGTCCAAGGACCGGGTTCAGTCCTTCAAGCTCTCGAATGTCGTCCGTGTTCAAGTAGCCGTTCATTTTGCCGCCGTTGTAGAACGTTGCGCGGCTGGCAGCATCGGGGTACATCAGCTGCCGTGTGTCAAACTTGGCGTGATACTTACCAGCGGACCGGCCCATCTTCGAGAAGAGCTTCCGCTTCAATTCGGCTTCCCAACTTGCCAGCCAGGGATTCAAGCAGAAGTTAAGCAATTCGATCGCACTCTGCTCCGCCGTTGAACGTGCGGCATGTTCATCGCCGTCAACCATGCGGGCAGGTACGTTGAAAACGTTTGCAATCTCAACGCGCTGGAATTTCCTGCTCTGTTCCTGTTGAGCCTCGTCAGGTGTGGCAGCAATCTTGGTGTAGGTAACTCCCTGCTCAAGAACTGCGGTCTTGTGCGCGTTCTCACCACCATGACCTTCAGCCCAACTGCGTTTCAAAGTCTCTTTCGCCTTGTCCGCAAGCGCGCCAGGCGTTGAAAGGATTCCAGCCGGTCGCGCGTTATTGGCAAAGAACTTCGCACTGTACTTTTCAGTGGCGAGCGCCAGTCCAATCACCTGCCGTGCAAGTTGAACAGTTGGCTGGCCCAGTCTGCCGTCCAGCGACAAACCAGGGATGTGCAGCATGTCCTCGGCCAAAATTATTCTTTTCTGCCCTTGGTCCTTCTGCTCACCGTTTATGTCATCAATGGCCGAGCCGACGATGCTTTCGTTCGTCTCGTAAACCATCGTGCCAGCAGGATAGTCAGTGCCCTCCATCTCTCTGTGTTCAAGTAGGCGTACAGGACGTGTACGTGCAGGATTGCGCGGCCAGATTGCTATGACCGAATTGTCGTCCTCGCTCCGCTGTATTTCGGCGTAGCCGTTGCCCCACAGAAGCATGTGTGATTGCAACGTCTTGCGGAACGTCACGCTTGTCATTTCTGGATTGGGTTCGGTATGGAGCAGTTCGTATAGAGCGTGGTTGTGAGCTACCTTGTTGAAAACAAGACCGTCTTTAACTGACTTCTCAAAGATGCGCAGGGGCATCGAGGAGACGGCATTTGAGATGATGTTAACGCAGCAAAGAACTGTCGAGACTTGGAGTGCCGTCAGCTCACTTACGCGAACGCCGCTGTCCGTGCGACCGCCGTTGAAAATATCCAGCAGCCACTCTGCTGGATAGCTCAATGGAGTTTGAGGGTTCTCCAAAGACGACCGCTTCTCAGGCGCACCGTCGATAGCGTATTGGAGAACCCTCGCGATTTGTGCGAGAACGCTCATATCGGCCTAGGTTAGAACCCGCCGACAGTTCCAGTTATCTTGAGGGTGACGTTGATCGTTGCTTCCTTGTCGAGCGGCAAATTGTGTTCGAGTGAGGACACATAAGCCTTGAACGTGATGTTACCGAGCGAGTTCGGTAGGCCGATGTTCCACGAAACAAGCGTCCCGTTGTTGAAGAATCCAAGCAGCGAAGACTGTGAAGGATCACCAGGCAGGTAATTGCCTTCAAATTTGACTTCGCCGGAGTCTGCCAAAGTGGTAAGCCACTCACGGAAATTGCCCGACTCGTAGTTCGTGGTGTCGGCGAGGTCATACTTCGCGCCGGTAAAGCTGATCGACTTGATTTCGGCGAGTGCCTGAAAATACGTTGAACCTGGCGCTTCGAAACTAATGACTGTACCGCGAGGACTAAACGCGGCTGAATTCGTGTATGCCATGATCGTTAATTACCTCAAGAAGAATTTTTACTGCTGACATTACATCCTGAAAACGTTACGACTCACCCTGCTTGCCGCTGCGAACTGATCGCACGGCTGCGTACAGCGCCAGAGCAAACACAACGATGAAAATTGCGACGGCCATTAGAGCTTTGCGCGGACGGCAGCGATGACTTTCTTTGCGTCGGTCTCCGCGCGCAACTCTGCGGCGGCTACCACGGCCTGAATGTCTGCGATGACGCGATTGCCCTGAATCTTGCCAACGAAGAAGCTGACGATTGCGGTTACGGCTACAGCAATGACTGTGTGCATGGGAACTCCTCAAAATAACGTGAGGAGTGTTACGGGGTTTAATTCGCAGGAATGCTAAACGGAGACAACATGAACGGTAGGAACGTAGTCTTTACCTTCAACCCATTCAGGCGTGTCAACGTCCGGGTGGCAGGCATAGCAGAGTGCAACTACATTTGTTGGATTGAGCAGCAGCGAGGGAACGACGCGCGGTGAGACTAAATGGTGAGTCAAGGTCGACGGCTTCATGCAACGGAAACCGTTTTGAATCCTCTGGCAGACCGGGTTCTGCCTTCTAATCCACGCGGTGAACTTTCGCCATGCTGTCGTTTGATAGCAAGGATCAGTTGTTTTCTTTGAACGCTCGTTCGTGTGTAAGTGCTTGGTGCAGTACTTCCCTTTCACCAGTTCGGTGCACCCGGCAGAACGACAACGCATGCGTGCGCGGTTAGACAAAGAGGATGTCCTGGTGATCGTACACAGAACCTGTCGTTGACTCATCTAGCGGTGTCGTCGAGCAGGCAAGCAAAGCCATAATCGTGGCCACCGCCCCGTCAATCTTCATTTCCAGGTTCTTCGGCCGTGTTGGAAAGAGCAGGTTCGTGAGTCCCTTTTTGCAACGTAGATTTGCAAGACACCAAACCAGCAAAGGACTGTTTGTATGGAACCGGCCGTCGGTTACCAGCTCCTCGAGAAGCAGCATGCCAGGCGTAAAATACTTTCCGCTCTGTGTGCACTCAACAAAGACGTCCTGTAGCTCCGGCTTTGCCTTTTGAATGCGGGTAACGAGCAAATTGCTTTGCAGAGGATCGAACGTTACCTGCCGCACAGGGTACTTGCCGAGAACGTCGTTCACATATGCTTCGATGTAAGACAGATCAACGATTGAACCCGGCGTCTCGAACAAGAATCCGTCTTTAACCCAACCCTGGTATTGGCTGTTCCTGGCCAGCGCGATCGTCTCACTTGGCAGCCAGGCTTTCACAAAGCAGTAGTAATGCAGATTGCCGTCAACGCGCTTGGCGTGGAGCTTTGCGACGGCGGTTAAGTCCAGCCGCGATGCCAAGTCCATCCCAATCGCAACTTCACCCTCGAGATCTTCTTTTAGGACTGGATCAAAACACTTGCGGACTTTTTCCAGTGCCAAGAACGGCGTCTCGCCTAAGTCATTTGACCAAATACAAAGATGCTTTTGTTTTGCTCCCTCTTCCATGCTGGCCAGTTGCAGAGCGCGGCCAAACTCTTCCCGCAAACCCTGAGCATCTACCGATATACCCCAGTTCGGGTTCGCCTTCCGCCACGAGCTTTCAACGCGCCAGTCGTCACCTTCATCAATCGTGTAGATGATGCCGAAGAACGACTCGTCAACCTTCCCACCTAGCAAGATTGCTTCAACGTGTTCATGAATTTCAAAGCAAATACCCGACACGTCGTTACCGGCAGTTGTGATGCAGACGAGGATGCTCTGTGGTCGTTTTGAAGTGGCCGTTCGCAGGGAGTCATATGGCGCACGGCTCTTGGCAAGGTGTAGCTCGTCCAACACCGCGCCATGCACCGACGTTCCTTCGGTGGCCGAACCCTTGGCCGGTAACCCGCGCAGCTTGCTGACTGTTTTCGGCTGCACGACTTTGTGAGCCAGGACTTCCAAACCAAACTTGCTCTGCAGAACCCGATCCTTCAGGCAGATGTTCCTGGCAGTGTCGAGGCATAGCCGTGCCTGCTCGTAACTCGACGCCGTCGCAATGACGTCGGCTCCCTTTTCGTTGTCGGCCGCCAGCAGGTAAAGAGCGATGCCTGCGGCAAGGATCGTCTTGCCGTTGCCCTTCGGCACTTCCAGGTATGCGCGTTTGTACCGGCGCGTTCCTGTCGTCTTCCAAACCCAACCAAAAATTTCAGTGAGCAGGAAGCACTGCCAGTTTTCCAGTTCAATCCGTTCGCCTGCCTTCGGCCCTTGGATGTGGGTAAGCAGCGAAATAAACTTACAGACACGCTCTGCCTTGGCGTCGTCAAAGCGGAACGGAAATCCATCCTGCGCTTGCTTCAAGCGATCATCCGTCGCACGTTTGACGCAGAGGCGTACCCACTCGCAGGCAGGGATTTTCCCGGCGAGCACTTCGGCACGATAGCTGTCTGCTTTTTCAAGGAACGTCATAGGGCGTAGTCGTCGTGCGCTTCCTTCACCTGGAGTTCCAGTGCGGCTTTTTCGGCCACCAGCGCCCTGGATTCGTCCAGGCATATCTTCAAAGCCTTGGAAATTTCGCGTTGATGTCGCACATACACGGACAGCTTGGTAGGCTTGTCGGACGGCGGCTCACCCTTTTTCGGCAGACCCTCGATGCCACCGTTCTTGGCGAGGTAGCGATGGACGGCGTTATAGTTGGCCCGTAGCTTCCTCTCCGCACGCCGAACTCTCTTTAAGTCGCGGTCAACTACGGCTAATGTCCTAGGCTTCGGCATCCTACGCTCCTAAATCGCCTGCGAGTTTTCCAATCGTGGGTAAAAATTTGACTTGGCGGGGGTCAATCGCCATCGCTGAAAATCGAGATTTCGGGGTGTACCCCTCTGGCTGCCAAACGGTTACCAACGCCTTGCCACGCGCATGCCAGCCACAGACAAACGTGTGCTAGAACACAGTTAGCGGGAACCACGTTGTAGCTACCTTACGGCCCACTGTGCATGTGCGGATGATCCCGCGTCGTATCTTTCCAGAGTGTTCTATTTCCTTGAGCCGACGTCCAATCTGGTAGCGGTCGAGGTCACATAGTTGTGCTAGCTCTGCGGCCGTCTTGCCTGGATGTTGGACAACCAGCTTGATGATCTCTGCTCTGTGGTTAGCTGCAAACGCGGATGCGTCTTGACCTGCGATGTGCGACGACAATGGATCTGTAGCTCTGGCTAGTGTTGACATGATGCCTCCTGGTACGGCATTGCCGTGTTACAAGTAATATCCGCGCTTGCTAAACCAGCTTGCCATCAACGGTTCATACGTCTTGCCATTGTCTGGTGGTAGCTCTTCTGGAGTGGTAGCTGTGGACACAGCTTCGATGTAATCACGATCCTCTTGTGGCAGTGATGCCAAGTAAGCCTTCTTATGTGGATAGTTGATAAGCCGAACTTTATCCTGCCTGTTCATGACGTGATTTTTGCGCCGCAGTTCTGGTTCGTCGGCTACCGCTTTCAGTCTGGTGGCTTCCGCTTTCTTGGCGAGCGCAACGCACCTGTTGATGTCGTCGTAGAAGAATTGCCATTTGAAATTCGTTCTGTCGTTGACGGCATCTGGTGGATTTTCGAAGTACTGTCGTCCTGCGGCTAGGAACAGGGTTACCGGCATCTTCTCAAGAAGCAGTCGCCAGTTTGTTTTATCTTTCTCTCGGGCAGTCCAGCCCGAAGCCATCGCAAGCAGGACGCGAATTGCTTTTTCGTTATCTTGAGTTTTGTTGATCGACGATGGGTTTGGCTCTTGCTCTTCCATAGCCGAAGGTTTTTTGTCTCCAGACACACACACACTTTTCTGCTCGGTTACCCGGTGTGTGTGTGTGTGTCGGTCTCTTCCGGTCAACGGTTGTGTACCACCTAGGTGGGACTTTGTGCCCGCTTCGTGGGACTCTGTCGTTGCTTCGTGGGACTTTGTGGGGTCACTCAAACCCTCTTCGTGGGACTTTGTGAAGTGGTTCGTGGGACTTTGTGGTTCGTTCGTGGGACTCTGTAAACCGCCTTCGTGGGACTCTGTGGCTGCCATTTTGCTCTGGATTTGATCAAGATTTAGCTGCCTTATCGCCGTGCCGTGACGGCCGGTTTTACCGTCAGTGACAAGAAACCCAAGCTCGTCAAGCTCAGCGAGTAGTCGGAAAAGTTTAGAATGGCTGAACCCAATTTCTTGGATCAGCCGCGAACAGCCAACTGTGATGCTCGTGCCATCTGGGTTCGCATACGAGGCGAGTTGAATTGCGAGCTGTCGTCTGTTGCCGCAGACTTGTGCCCACCTTCTGCTATCTGTGGGCAGGCGATAAACTTGGAGCGGCACGCTACGGATATCGAACAGGCAGCGTAACGGTTCCTTTTCGAGTTTGCTCATTGCCCAAAAGTTTCTTGGAGCGCAGCCTCTAGAGAAGCGGCGTCTCTAAAACAAGGCCACTGATGATTTTCGTCATCAAATGGATCTAGGTAGGCGGTCTTGTCGAGATATTCTTCAATGACGTCTTCTCTTGTGAAGTGTTCGTCTACCTTGTTGAATGCCTCGTCCATTATTTCTTGGCATCGAGAGTTGAGCCGAAGTCTATCGTGGATTACGAGCGCCAGCTTTTTGAAGAAATCGTCGTCGAAGCCGGGTCCAGGATTGTGGTCTGTCAAAAGTTGAATGCAGTGTTCTTTGCTACCGATTTCCATATAACGCCCTCCCAGGCACACAAGTCCGTTCGGGGCCGATTACTCGACCCCTCGCGGTTGGCAGTTTTGGTCAGGAGAAACGTCCGTGGTAGGACTTCGTTTAACAGAAAATCGATGGACGAAGTTCTAGTGACCCGAGGCTGCCAGGCCTCGTATGGGTACTTCAGTGTTATGGGTTGAGTGCCTCACCCGACAGAACGCCGGGGTCGTTTTTACCAACCTGATGCTCAACTAGTACTGTACCGGCTTTCTACCCACAAAACAAGCTGAAAATTAGGAACACGCTGGATAAGAATTTGAAATGAGGACGATAAGGTTCACTTATCGCCCTCACCAGGGGTTAGGCCAGCATCAGCTTTGGTAAGGCATCTAGCTCTCGACGAACCTGAGCCGCCGCCGTCGTGGGGTGAGGACCAAAGATTTTTGGAAACAGTTTTCGAAGGGAATTGAATCGGAGATTTTGAGTAGCCAGCTTACCAATCTTCTGCCCACTACCAAAGTAGGGTTCAGTGAATTCACTCTCACCACCCTGACCCTGTTTGAAAGCCTGATACATTAGCTGACGCACCTCTTTCAAGGTAAATGAAGTCTTGGTCATAGTTTTCTTTCTTAGGTTGGTGTTTCACCCCGGACAGGACGCCCGGTGGTCGAGGAACCAATGACGAGATTATTTCATACGGAGATGACCTTGTCAAGATAAATAATACCAGTACTAGGGTCGTCACACGCGGGTCGGGCAAATGACCAGCCCATCGTTGATTTTGTCCGCCGAACCATCGTATGTAAGTACCGCAACGCCGTCCCCTACAGGCCAAAGGGGGCCTGTGGCAAGACGACGGTTTCAAAAAGGTAGTTTTGTTAAGGAAAGTAACGGGGGAATGTACAGCATGCATTACATCGACGCGGTCAACCCGGACGGGGCGACCGTGACGAAACAGGTGAAGCGGTTCTTGGGCAACCTCAGCCAGATGAGCGAGCGTGCGGCTCGACGTGAACACGCCCGAATTATGGAGGAGGTTAACTTTAAGCGTGGCAGCATTGCGCCGACGCCCAAGGGCCAGAGCTTTGCGGACGCTGTCGATCGATGGCGGTCTGCGATTGCTCCAAACCTGTCACCAGCCACCGTGCGGCCAAGGGAGTCATACCTGAGGACGCACATACTGCCGAGGTTTGGCCGGTCTGCATTGAGTGAGATGGGAGTAGGCGAGATCCAGCAGTTCGCTACTGACTTGCGCAAGACATTGTCGGGCAAATCCGTGGTGAACATCCTGGGAACCGTCTTTACGATCCTCGATTATGCGGAGCGGTGCGGAATGCGGGTAGCTAAGGTTGGGTTCACTGACTTGCAGCTTGGCTCGACGACCAGGGAAACGCCAGTCGCATTCTTCACTCGCGCACAGGCGAACGACATCATTGCAGCGGCACAAGAGCCGTTCAAAACGCTCTTCGCTGTTGCCTGGATGACTGGTATGCGAGCAGGTGAGTTGCTGGCCTTGACCGTAAACGACCTGGATTTCGATCGACAAACCATTCGCGTGGACAAGTCTGCGGACGATCGAACACGCGAAATTCGGCAGCCTAAGACCAAGTGCTCCGTGGCCTCGTTACCGATGTCCACCTCATTGGAAACGATACTGCGGAACTACCTGCGACATTGGAAGCCGAACGCGGCCGGGATTTTGTTCCCGACGCGCAACGGGCGGCGGCCAAGGTCACGGGCTAACGTAGTGCGGGTTGGACTGCGGCCAGTGTTGCGCAAGCTGGGCATACCTGCGGCGGGGTTACACGCGTTCCGGCATGGCTTGGCTACTGAACTAGTCGATGCATCATGCCCGGTAACAGCGCTGCAAAATCAAATGCGCCACGCTGACGTAAAGACCACGCTCAAGTTATATGCCCACGTAATCCCGCAGTCGCAGCGGGACGCCATGGAAAACCTTGGTGGCCAATCATTACGTTCAATCAATACGTTACTAAAAGTAGTGGGTAAGTGATTCAGTACAAAGTAGTTTGGTAGGGGCGGTGGGGATCGAACCCACGACCTTCGGCTTAAAAGGCCGCTGCTCTACCACTGAGCTACGCCCCTATTGCGTGCACAATCAACTTGG